CTCAGCGTCATAGTTCAACACTTCTTTTAATCGCTGCTGAGTCAATGATTCAGTATTCTTCATTTCAAACCTACGCGGCTTCTTGCCAAGTGATTGAATTGTCTGCTAAATCTGTCCAAGATTCTGAAGTATCAGAACCTGGTGTCCAGCTGCCGGAGGAATCCGCAACTGGTGTCCATGTCTCGCTACTGTCTGATTGTGCCGTCCATGTCTCGTTGGAATCAGGCACTGCGCCCCATCCAAATCCGATCATTGTGCCAACAGCACCAGCAGACTCAACTCCAATTATCGCAATTTCAACAGTTAAACCAGCAATTGATCCAACAGCGCCTGTGCCATCAACTCCGGTGATTTCTTGGAATGAGATGACCTCTGCGCCCATAGTATCAACGGCACCAGTGGCAGCATTTCCTGTAATCGCCTTAGACCGTGTTACTCCAACCGTTCCAACCGATAAGGTTGATGAGTTTCCATCTTCAGCAATTGACGTAACTGGTGCCAGTGTCCCAACTGACAGGGTCGCTGCATTGCCGGTAACAGCAACTGTTCTGGATTGTGTAACCGTACCGACAGATACCGTAGAGGAATTTCCATCCTCTTGAATTACTATGGATGGCGCAACTGATCCAACCGACAAGGTGGATGAGTTACCTGTAATCCCAAAAGTACGTTGTGATGCTAGTGTGCCAACATTACCTGTTGCAATTGTTCCATCTTCTTGGATAGAAATATTGACGAGCAAACTACCAACTGATGCAGTTGATGAGTTGCCAGAAATAGCATCTATTTTTGTAAAAACAACAGTGCCGACATTACCAGTAGATGAATTCCCACTGAGAATGACAACGCCTATACCCCACGCGCCGCTTCCATAAGGGCCAGAACCATATGCAGCCATGCCGCTGCCCCTTGGTTAAGCCAGCCTGATCAGGCCAGTGCTTGCATCATTGGTAGGCATGGTCAGCGTAAACGTACCGGCAGTCACGGTCTGACTGCCAAAGGTATGCACGCTGACCGCTTTGTTTGACTGAGTCGAGTTGTAGATCAGGACTGCATCAAAGGCTGTGGATAAAGTCACTGAGGAATAGCTGATGCTGGCACTTGGCGTGACAAAGGCTGTGGTGCCGCTAGTGCTTGGCGCAGTGCCAAAGGTCACCGTCACGCCGCCTGCGGTGTAGCCAGTGCCTGACACCTCGCCGGTAGCGCTGTAAGCTGTGGTGGCCGCGCTGACAGTGGCAGAAGCCAAGTACAAGGCGGCCTTGAAAGTGTCGGCTGTGGTTGCAGCGCGAATAACGCCAGTACCAAAATTGTGGTGGCCGACAAGTAGCTCACCCTTAAAACTCGTACACATTGCCTGGGTATTTGCCATGATCTATTCCTTAAATTTGTTGGGTAACGCCATCAGCAAACACACTGCGCTTGAGCGCCATATGGACAGATCGGTGAACCATTTCACCATCCAGCCAATACTCTACCCAGCTTGTTGTCTCGGTGTCATTGTCCAATGAACCTTCACGCTTCTCCAGCAGTGAATCGTCCATCTCGCCTTTGGTGGTGGTGACTATCATCCGAATGTCCTTGCACGCGCCAACAGAGCGCCGCCAGAGGTTGAACCACGGTCATCAGCAACTTGTAGCTGATCTAAGCCAGCCAGGTATAAAGATGACCACACTGAGATTCTCGCATCATCCTGCAAGTAAGGCGCAGCCTGTAACAGCGAGCCGTACAGATAAACATCAGGCGCTTGTGTTAACAGCCAGTTGGTGGCGTTTGTAGCTGATAACTTAGCCAGCTTGGCGTAGTACACCAAGTCGGCCGTGTATGCACCATCAGGAATCGGTAGCAACCTGAATTGATTTCCCACCACGGTGAAATACAACGGCTTGCCGCTGGACAAATAGGTGGTGTTAGACAGTTGATCCATTCCCTCAATTGTTTGGAATGACAAGGATGTCACCGGATTAGTATCCAGCTTGATGGACTTGGTTTCCAAGAAGTCATCAGGTACGGTGCCGTATTCAGCGGCAGCTGCAAATGATGCAGTGGCACGCACAATCATCTGACGTGTACGCAGCTGGCGCTCCATCTGCGCCTCGGCCAGGCTGATGAAGTCAGCAATAGCAGAAGTCAAATCAGTCCGGTTGAGCCAATCAGCCAGTGATGATTTGAGTTCGGTGTAGGTGGTCAATGCCATTTAGACTGCCTCTTTTTCAAGCTGTTCCTTCATGACCCATGTGTGTTCATGACGGAATTCAAACGTGCCAATGTGTCCGATTTCTTTTGAGACATCATGGTCAATATACACCTTGAAACCCAATTCCTGAGCCTTCTTGCAGAAGAAGACATCCTCGCCCATGTAGCCGCGAGTGCCGGTCTGCCACGGCATATCAAACCATGGCTCAGTCATGTTCTCAAACACTTCGCGCTTGATCAGCATCACGCCAGTGCCAACTGAGCCAACCTCTTCTAAGCCGGTGGATTCGGGCATGGTGTAGACCGGCTTGCGCTTTCCATTCTCGTCATAGTTCTGCGCTGTTGGACCTGTAGGCATACGTCTACGCGCGCAGTTGGTCGCCACGATATCCACGTCATGCGCCAGCAGCCGCTGGATCATGTCCTGTGGGAAAGTCATGTCGGAGTCGATGAACAGTATGTGGCTGCAACCCTCGCGCATCGCGTCAAGGCACAAGTCAGCACGCTGATTCTGGATCAGTGTGCCTTGCAGTATCTTGAGGCTGACAGCGTCAGTGGTGTTCAGCGTGTGGTACGCCACCATATTGACCATGCAATAGGTGTAGTTGGTATGAACCATGTCACGCGCTGGCGTGCAGACTGCAATGTATTTCATACCTGACCTGGCCTCACTCTAAAGAACCTGTTATCGGGATCGTTCAACCATTTTTTCATGTAAACCGGATCATCCAGCTTGCCCTCTGCCTTCAACTGAAAGTAGATTGACTCAGGGATGCTGGCAACATGATGCCATTCGCCCTTCCAATCTGCTTTGTTGTCGATGGCGGCAAAGTCGCGCTTGTTAGCCTCAATGACGGCAGTCAAGTCCTGCGTTGTCTGAATCGTTGCCTCATCAGTGTCTTCGTTGTAGTGCCAGGTGCGAGTGATCCCCTTTTCGGGGTTTGCATCAAAAAATCGTTTTTCCATGTAAGTAGGGGAGGATTTCTCCTCCCCCTTTTCCTCTTAGTTGATTAAGAAGTGATCAAGTCTGCTGCCAGACCGTGAGCGTTTTCAGCCAATACCTTATGGCCGAATTCGATCAACAGCATACGCTTTTCAGCGTCGCCTGTTTTCGCCAATTCGACTTGCTGGTAAGGACGGAGAACGGTCATCTTTGCGTACTCAGGATCGAGTACCCATGCATCACGCTCGCGCTGGAAGCGGTTAGCGATAACAGACACTTGACCAAAGTCGCTGACGTAGACGTCAACAGCACCGATCAAAGTGGCAGGACGGTCGCCACCGTTGATGTTGTAACGCTGTGAGGCAATGCCAGAGAAACCGGAAACGCGCTGCTTGTTGACAGGGCCAACCATCAGGATTTTTGGGTTACCGCCAGCAGTCCATACTTTCTGAATCACACTCTTGAGAATGGTTTCAGTGAAAGTACGCACGTTGCCGTCAGTACGCGCACTGTTTGGCAGTGTGGTGTAGCTTGGATCAGTACCGTTGGTTTGCTTGTCGGTATTGGTCTTGACGAATGCGCCCAGAGAGGCAGTCACGCGAGCAGTGGTAGTGTTGCCTGCAACAGCAATACCGCCATTCAAGAAGATGAATTCTTGGTCGCGTTTGAGTTCAGAGCCGCGCTTGGCGATCTGGTATGCCAGTTCAGAACGGCGGCCAGCCTTGTTAACCACTTCTTCAGTGTTTGACAAGACGATGGTTTTGCGTGCAATCTGAGCATAGTTGGTCAAACGAACAGTGGCTGTCACTGAATCAAATGTGCCAACGTCATCACCTTCCAACTGAGCATTTGCGGCTGCATCTGCCAGTGTGTCGGTCTGCCACTCAAACAAAGTATTGCTGACGGTTTCGCGGCCAATATTGGATTGGTACGGTGTTTCTTCGGGAGCGATGTTGGTGATGACATTGCTCAAGTCTTCACGAATACCCTTTGCTGAGTATGTGGTGAACGTGTTACTTACGATAGACATGGTGAATTCCTTATTTCAAGAGTTTGTAGATGGCATCAGCCGCATCATCGACACGGCCAGTTTTCGCAAGACGCTGTTGTGCTCGCAATGCCTCAGTATTGTTAGAAACTCTTCCCGCTGCACCAGGCTTTGCGGGTCTTGGCCCATTGTTTGTCACCGGCTTGATCTGTCCACGCTTGGACACCATCTGGTCGTACAGCGCCGCTTTTCGCAACAGCACAACCGCCCTGTGATCGAGAACATTCTTCAGTTCATCAGGTGAGAATCCAGCCTTCTGGCCGAATTGAACGAGCATGGCTTTTTCAGCCGCAGCCTTCTTGGAGTCTTTCCACTCGGGAATAGCCGCCACCAAAGCCTCTTGCTCATGCTGCAACACCAACTGGTGATGCTGCATTTGTTCTTGTTGCGACAACTGAGACAGGCGCTGCTTTTCGCTTTGAATAGCTGCATTCTTCTCTTGGTTTTCTCGCATCACCTCGCGCTGCCGTACCCATTCAATGGGGTCTTCTTGGTAAAGACGTTCCCAATCAATGTTTGGCTGCGTTGCCTGCTGAACCTGAGCCTCTAAAGCTCCTAACAAATGAGCGTATTGCTCGCGCTCGGCACGCACTGCCTGCAACTCTGCCTCGGCGTGCTTTCGCACCTCGGCAATTTGCTGCGTTTTGCGTGTGTAATCCTGAGTCCTTGAATATCCCTTTTGGAGTTCCTCCAGCGACACCTCGACTTCTTTACCGTCAACCTTGACGGTGAAGACTTGTGGCTGTTCTTCCTCTTCAGAATTCTCATCTTCTTCGGATTGTTCGGGATCAGTTTCATTGCTATCCGCGTCTGCATCGGTCAGCAACTCATCTTCTCCCGCCGCGCCCTCTTCGGGCAACTGCGACTCGCCTGAATCCTCTTGTCCCTCATCGGGGAGCATTCCTACAAGTGCATCGGCTGCTTCAGCCATATTCATCGGACCTTGAACGGCACTGCCTGCTGGCGTTGGTGCTACTGTCTGCATGGTCTATTTTCCTATTTAAACAAGATTCTTTTGCGCGCGCTCAATGGCACGCTGTGCCACCTTGCCGTTGTCGATCATTTTGGTGAGTTCATTCTTGAAATTCTCAATGGCACGCAACTGCGCCCAACAAATTTCACGCTTTGCAGCCTCTTCCGGCTTGCTGTTCTCAAACTCCCAAAGCAAATCACCACGCATCTTCTCCAAGGCCGTTGCAAATACCTCGTCTTGCATAAACTGCTCAGACCGGCGGCCTTTTCGTACTTGTTCTTCGTTCATTGAGCCATTCCATTAAGGTTGATGGGTGGAGGCACATTGGCCGCCGTCTGCACTGCCTGCTGGACAATTGCTGACTGCTGCTGCATGGCCTCCCGATCCATAGCCTGCCGCGCTTCGATCTCGGCAGTGCTAATTTGTGTGTTGTACTTTAACTCAAGTTCATATTTCTTGAGCATTAAGTCTTGCGCCAGTTGATCTCTACGGTAATCATCATCGCGGATCATCTGCTCGCGTTTCAACTCCAACTCAGCAGCCTTCTTCTGGATGTCGGCTTGGATTGATTGAGCTTGCACCTGTGCCAGCACCTCTTCGGGCGTTGGCTTTGGTGCATCGGACTGCGGCATCTGGAAGTCTGCCGGCAACGTCTGGATGTAGCTCGATGCGTCCTTAAAGCCAGACAACTCAATGATCTTCTGGATGCTGCGGATGTACATGGCCGGTGTTACCACCGGATTGCTCAGGCCAAACTGCTGCATGATCTGCTCTTGCTTACCCGCAATCATGGTCAGTGCTTGAATGCGCTCGTTGGTGTCACCATTACCCAAGCCAATATTCACCGTCACGTCCATGCTGGAATTCCAAACTCGTGGGTCAATCTCCACCCACTCATTACGCAAGCGCACCATGCGCGGCTTGTCTTGGTGCGTAGTCATCAGGTACAGGATGCCCTTAAACAGTTTCTTCATGCCCTCGGCCAGTATGCGTGCCTGCAATTCAATACGGCCTTGGCTGGCACCAATGGTGGCCGCCACAGCTGCCTTGGTGCTTGACTGCAATGCGTCAGCGTCCAAGCCCATCGCGGCCTTGCTCATGCCGGTACGGTCTTCGCGCATCTGATCCATGTAATCCAGCATGGGGAATGCGGCCTGTCCAACAAATGGGGTCGTAAACGGCTGCACCATGCCAGGCGCACGCATTCGGATAATGGCACCGGTTTCGTTGTTCAGCACGTCATCAATGTTGACCTGGCCTTCAACCACGGCGGTGCGCGGGTGGATAGACTGCGCCAGTGAGTCCAGCGTGTTTCGCAATACCTCGGACTTGATCTCCTGAATGTCATGCGTCAGATCGAATATCGACATGGCTTCCAGCGGTGAGGTATGCGGCTCTGGATCGCAGGGGAAGTCCACAAATGGGATGTAACTGGACGGCAGATTACGCACCACGGTGTAGCCAGAACCCATGCAGCAGACTTTACGCAATTCGGGAATGCCGTCACCGTCAAAGTCCACTCGGATATAGGATTCAACGTACAGCACGCGGCGTTGACCAGGATTCAAACTGTCACCGGCACCCATGGTGGTGGACAGCGGCTGGCGTGCCAAGTACTCGTCATTGCTGTCTAAGTCGGTGCTGGAGATATTCTCTTCAATCTCCTCCAACTCATAGCCCATCTGAAGTAGATCGTCCACGGTTGCCATTTGACGGTGGGCAATGATGCCAGCATCATCAAATGATCTGGCTCGGCGGTCAATCACCAACTCTTCAGGCGGCACCGCCATGATCTTGATGCGGCCATCCTTGACGGTGCGCTTAATCTGCACGTCATGCAGCATCGGTTGCTGCATTTGCATTGGCTGGCCGGTCATCGGATCAACCTGTGGCTGCATCATGTCCATGGGCATAGATGGGTCAGGGTAGCTGACCACAATCTTGACCTCGGCCTGCTCACTCATCAGCATCTGCACGGTCTGGTCATCGAGGCCGGAATAATCCTCAATCTTGACCTCTTCAGACTCATCCCACCAGTATTTCGCAATGCCGCACTTACGCACCAGCGAGTCCTTGAACAGCGCGTAGGTGGTCATGAAACCGTTGTTGTCGTTGCTGAATATGTAGTTGGCATAGTCGGTCGCCTGCTGTGCGCCAGCCACGTCCTCCGGCCCACGCGGCACATACTCCACGACATTCTCGGTGCTGAAGAAAACGCGCATCAGGCTTGGCAGCATGGCGCTCACCGTGTCGCGCACCTCCATTGCCACCACTTGGCTGCGGCCATCTTCCTCATTACCAAAGGGGTCGCCACGGTAGTACTCTGTTCCCTTGGCGCGGATAGGCGATACATCGGCATCAATGTAGCTGACGGCATCTTCCAACTCACCGGCAACAATGCCCTGCAACTCGGTGTCATCCATTGGATTGACGGCGGCCATGTCTGTAGTCATTTGCAAATCGTTGATCATTTCTTGTTCCTTGCAGAAATTGCTTTGGCCTTTGCTTTTGCATCGGCCTTACTTGACGCGCCCCACGCTTTCAGACTCAGTGATAACCGAGTCGGCTCACCATTCTTCATCTCAGGGCCAGGCATATTGCCCATTCTCGCAAGGAATGACGCTCTGCGCGGGTTGTCACCAGACTTCACCGGCGCTTTCAGATTCATACCCTCGGCCTTGGCGCTGGCGCGTCCCTTGGCATTCAGGCCGCCACTCGGATTCTTTCCCTCTTTACGTTGCCACGCGGGTGTCTTCATAAGGTACTTTCTTCAAAATCACATACATGGAGTCAACTGCGCGCGGCAGTCGCAATATCTCATTTTGCGGTAAATCTAGGTGTTGACCGTAAGCACTGAGGCGCATCTCCAAATGCGTCATCTCAAATTTGCTGCCCTTCCAGCCCAAGTACCAAGCCCATTCGCAGTAGTACACCCAAGATTTTTCATTAAATGCTCTGACGTGTGTCGGGTCTTGCCATGCGCCATGGCTCAAGTCGTAAGGCACATGAATATGCATCTCGCCGCCCATCTCCAGCAAATCTCGGCAGTTGGTCATGGCCGTCACCAGATCGGGCAAATGCTCAAGCACGTCAAACGCCATGATCTTGGAAAAGCAAAATGGCTTAATAGTCACCATCCCAAGTGGTGACTTCACCACCTCACCTAGTGACAATTTGCAAATATCCACCACCCAATCGGCACCAACATCTGCGCGAATGTCAGCATTCACGCAATCAGGTTTGTAGTCCTTGCCGGAGCCTAAGTTAAGTATCAAACCACTGTTTTGCATATTCTGGCCTGTTTTGTAATATCCACGGTATGGCAGCTTTGGTCAGTGCGTCACCGTTCATGCCCACCGTCTGGCTGCCAATGTGATGCACATATGACCGGCTCAGGTAATGGTGAAAGCCAGCGGCACGCAAATCCTCACAGTGGACATCATCTGAGTACCAGTTCAGCGGTGGAAATACAGCCGCACTCCACGCATCGGCACCAATCCATGCAAAGATAGGGGATGGGCATTCCATCGGCACAATTGCGTCTTCATAGGGGTATTTGAAGTAGTGCAGCCGCTGATTAAAGGGGTTAGAGCGAATATTCTGCACCGGCCTGGCGGCATCGCACCGCGCTGAAACCCAGCCCACAGGCTCACCGGTTTCGGCTTTCAGCTGCTTGACATCCTCCATCAGCAGCCGGTAGCTCGTTGGTGTCAGCACGATATCGTCATTCGCGCAGATCACCGACTCAAACCCATCGGCAAAGGCACGGTCAATGATCTCGTTGTAGTCAAGACCGAAATTGTGCGGCGCACCAAAGACCTTTAGGTCAGCGTCAAAGCCGCCAATGATGGACTCTGGCCCTCGCAAATAGACAGGCACTTCGGGACAGTACTCGGCAATGCTTGTGAGCATCACCCGCAAACCTTTGCCGTGTACTGTTGAAATGCATATCGGTGAAATCATTCTGGGTACGGGTAAAGTAAACCAGTTCTGCTTGCAAATGGTGATTGACCTTTGCCAATCCTAGACTTTGCCCAAGATTCTGCTTTGCTGTAAATATCCTCTGTTGGCTTACCATCAGATAACAGCAACCCCAACTCTTGTTTTGTCAGCGTTGGAACGATTAAAGGATATTCGCCAATATTTGACTCTGATGATATTTCTGTAGAAAAGCCACCATCTTTCTGATTCAGCTTTCCAAAATATCCAGAGCCTTTAGGCGTTGCGCTGGCATTGCGCAAACCATATGGCGCGAGTCCTTGACTTGCTGAATAGTTTTTTAAACCGACATTTCTGCCCATGTCTTGGCTCTGAGACAGACCCAAGGTGTTTATCAAATAATTCAGCAAGTCTGGATTCATTATTTAGCCTTCGGCTTCTTCATTTTGGCGGTCTTGGCCGCCAGCTTAAAGTCGGCGGCAGACGGCGCTGCCTTAGAGCCAACCTTGTTCATCTTCTCGCCGCTGCCGGCAGCGATACGCTTTTGCTTGGCGTTGATGTTGGCGTACAAGCCAGGCTTAGTCGCCATTGCCGCCACCGATTTTGATGGTGAGGAGTGAATCAACTCCAGAATCTGACGTTTCCGCATCCATTCCCCCATTCTCACCGTCACCACCGCCGCCGCCACCACCCTTGTTCGGGCCGCCAACTACCCAAGCGTCACAGGTGCGCGTACCGGCGCACTTGAAGTCGAATATCTCGCAGTAGCCCAAGTCGGCCAGCTTAATCGTTCCCCATGGATCAGCCTCGCGGCCAATGCCGTCAGCAATGCACTGCTTGACCTTGTCGGACACATTAAAAGCCGCGCAGTTCCCGCAACGGCTCTGCTTGGCATCATCTACTGACACGTCCCACTGGTCAGCCTTCTTGCTCCAAAAAGCATCATTAGGCAGCGCGGGATTCTCAGGGCCGTAACCCGCGCTGGTAATAGCCTTGGCGCGGTTCTTTAGGTTGAGCGTCACGTCCTGCGTTGGAGTAGGGCAGCTGGCGCTGGTGTCCTGGTAGCCAGGCTTTTGATCCATGGCCTGCGCCATGGTGCGTTGCATAGTAGCCATTACATCTTCCCCTTGGCGTTCTTGGCGGTGCGCTGACCGCGCATGGGCATCTTGGCTTCGGACATTGCAATGGCGATGGCCTGCTTGGGATTCTTCACAACCTTGCCGCCAGCACCAGAGTGCAGCTTGCCGGTCTTGAATTCATGCATCACCTTGCCCATCTTCTTCTCCGCTTTGGTCATCTTCATAATTTACCCCTTTAAACAATTACGTCAATTATGCAACCCTAGACAGGTTTCTTTTCAACGGCTGTCCCCACTTGGTGCTGGCTTTGCTCCCCATCATGCCGATTACAGCGTCACTCGCAAACGTCAAACAGAATGCATCAGCCTTGTCAGGTGAGGCCAAACCCCGCTTCTTGATCTCGTCCTTGCTCTCGATCTGAATCTTGCCGTTAGACGTAAACATATAACGCACGGTCGCCAACTCGGCCACCAGCAGCTCATCCTTGGGAAGCCGACAGTCCCGCTGCTCCAGCCACGCCTTAGCCTTGTACCAAAGCTCGGCCTTCAGATTCCGGTAAGTCCCGCCCATGGCTGGACTCTCGCTGACGTTGATCCCGCGAGCAGGCAGCCCCAACTCTTTCAGCCGATCCACGACTCCGGCACCAAGCCCAATGCTGTCCACCAGTATCTCTTCGGGTCTGTCGCTTGGCGGCAGCGCCTCAAACTCAACCACCACCGCGCCGGTCAGCTGCATCAAATCCAAATTCTTCCATGTCTTAATCGGCTCAATCACCGCATTCCCCCGCCGCTTGCACAGCGCCGAACGGTCAGAGCCAAACCTTGCAACGTCCAAGCCCCAGACCAGCGGCGCGTAAGGACTCGCCACCACGTCCCGATTCATCGCCAAGTCCAAAAGCTCCATGGGAATAACCGTATCCTCATCACTCCTCGGAAATTCACCCAGCACGCGAATCCGATAAGCGTTACTCTCCTCGCCGTACCGCGCCTTCATCTCCTCAATGTAAGCCTCACTCACCCTCGGCGAGTCGGCGCAGGACACCTTCATCGTCACCCAATCCCCCGCCAGACGGTTGTGGGTATCGTAGAAAAACCCGCTACTCCTGACCGGATTGCCAAGTAACAGCGTGACGGCGTTGTGGCCGGACATACTTCCGCTGGCCGCCTCAAACACCTTCTCCGGTATACCGCTGGCCTCGTCCCCCACCAGCATCACATGGTCGCTGTGTACACCTTGCAAGGCTTCAGGCTGCTCGGCCCTCGATGTCCTGGCTGAGATAAACGCCTCCTCGTTGGCATCCTTCACCTCAATGCGATCCTGCTTCACCTCCAACATATCAGCCAGCATCGGCGGCAGCACCTTCACCCACCGCTTGACCTCCGCAAACAGCGCGTCATACAGCTGGCTGCTCGTTGGTGCCGTCACCACCACCTTCACCGGAAAGCGCAGCAGTAGATACCAGATCATCGCCCAGGCTGACGCGGTGGACTTCCCAACGCCATGGCCTGATCTGACAGAGATACGCCGGTTGCCCTTGGCAATGTGATTCAAGAATTCCACTTGCCACGGGTCAGGCTCAGTGTTCAGTACCTCGCGGACAAACAGCACAGGGTTATTCTTGTATAGCTTGACGAATTCGACAAATGGATTGTTTGCCAGCAAATCATTATTTTTTTTGGCTGGACGCGGTTTCGTAGCAGTGGGGGGTAGGGGGTCGGTCATGTTCGGTGGGCTATGGGATTTGGTAGGTGTTCGGTTGCATCTTCAGCCGCCCCCGCCGAAATTGCTCGAGGGGGGGGTCATCGCCGCCCACGGCCAGCGGCACGCTCCAGCGCCAGCAGCGGCCACTTTACCGTTAAAAGTTATCCACAATCCACTATTCATGCAAGTCATTGATATATATGCTTTCTTACAGAATGCTGACATATTCCATTTAACACGATGTCCATTATGTTAAGTCAATTGTGGATAACTGACCAGTATTTGCTCAACAAACAGGCAGAGTTGCGTTATCCACAGGGCAATGTGTTCAATCATGGCTTAATCGTACCTCTCGCCTGTGGATAACTCGTCAACCACTTCAACATGGCGCAGTGCGGCCATGCGTAAGTCTTGGATGTTTATGTTGATCGAGGCTGCTTTTTGTAAGCCGTAAGTCTTCTGATCCCACCTTTCGGCCAGCCACTGCCTGGTTCGGATGCGCTGGACATCGCGCTGCGGATGCTCCACGTCCATGTCGTCCGCAATGGTCATTGTCTCCACCGCCAACTTATCGGCGGCTATCGCGCGCGCACGCGCAATTATAGAGGGATCGGTATCTTCGATCCATTGCTCTAGCGCCCTGCGCCCAATGCCGAGTTCGTAGCAGATCGTTGTCTGTGACTTGCCTGCCTCAAACATGGACACGATCATGTCGTGAGGCAATTCCTCAAGCAGAGTCATGTCCTGTCTGAATTTCGGTCTTCCTGCCACGCTCAGACCCTCCTCAGAGCCGTTTTAATCCGCTGGACGATGTCCAGTACCCATTGCTTAATTCGCTGCATTCTTGAGCCTTCCTGCGAGTTTGGTGTCGAATTTCTTTTCCATGACTTCATTGTCATCGAATTTCAAGTCGTTTTCAAAGTCATCAAATCCTGTTGCACCGCCCAGCTTGAAGTCTGCTGTTGGTTTGAATGCTGTGACTTTGGCTGTTGGGAATAGTTCTTTGATCTTGATGACCTGTTGCATACGCTCATCGGCCATCAATGCCTCAATCTCTTCCATTGCCCAGATATTCTGATTGCTGATGTCTTGACGCTCCCGCTGGATAGCCACGGCCTCGTTGACCGTTCTGACAATCACCATGACCTGGCCGTTTTGCATCTCCCACTCAATCCTCGGGATGCTGTCGCTGGCCGGTGATATACCTTGATCGGCTGCCCACTGATCCAGCACGCCATACGCTCTGATCATTCCCGCCAGGCTTGAATCGAATTTCGCCTGATCCTTTGCCGTGACTGCTTGCTGCAATCTGGCGTTCTGAATCCAGAATTTCTCTCTAAGTTGACTGTCTACTAAAGTAATCAGTCGATTTTCTCCCCATTTCCTGTCGCTGACTGCCTTTACTGACTCCAACTCCACCAGTTTGGATTGAACGTAAATCGTCCAAGGGTCTGCTTGTGGGCTTGGACTCGTTGCTGGTGGATGCTGTCTGCTCTTTTGCTTTGTTGCCATTTTGATTTCCATTCTCTTACGACATGACATTACGGACAACGATAAGCGACAAACCTCCGAGTCTTAGACTCTCGGTTTGTCTTGTCGCTATCGGGACAGACAAAGCGCGACAAAGTCGCTATTTGTCGCTGTGCTTTCTGTATGTTCATACAGTATTAAAACTCATTCTGATTGCTTGGTTTGGACATCAGCCATACAAATTTGTCTCTGATTCCGATCAGTCCAGCCTCTGATAACCGTTCCTGAGCGCGATTCCATGCCTTGTTAAACGATGCTTTCTGGATGCTATTTGAGTCATCTGTGATGCCCTTCTTTGACCGAAATTCATTGTGCCAATCGTCCAAATAAACAACCATATGCTGGTTGCCCTCAATAAACTTTAATACTCCTTTTGCTTTTAATACATTTTCAAGGCTGACCATTTCCATGGTCTGATTTTTGCCACTGCCTGAGTTGCTTTTAGTCTTCTTTTCAGCCGCAAATTTGACCGCCTCATCGCTGGCCTGTACTGCTAGGCTGGTGATCGGGTCACCTATTTGCAGCGATCCAGCTGGCGGCGCGAGTTCCACGCTGACCATTTCAAAGCCGATTCTTGTGCCGTCCTCACCGTCCTTTTGCTTGGCTGTGCGGATGATGCCTTTCATAGAGTCCTCAAACCTAATCAATTCCAGTTCGGTGTCTACCGCGCCTAAGAGGCTGGAGTGGCCGCGCAGTCCTTTGGTGGCATCCTTGCCGCTGTGGTGCAGGATCATCAAGGCGCAGTCCTGAACGATCTGCTGGATGCGTCCGCAGCTGGAGATGAACGAACCCATGTCGCTGGAATCGTTCTCGTTGCCGCCGCCAAAGGCTCTGGCTAAGGTGTCGATGATGATCAGCTTGAAGTCGATACCAAGTTCGGTGACAAGGTTTTCTACTGCAATCATGAGCGCGTTAAAGTCCTCCACGCTTGATCTCAGGTTTAGCTGGTGCCTGATAACGTAGATCGGCGCGCCATCCTCAGTACCGTGGTGCTGCTTGATGGCCTTGATCCTTGCGCCGACACCGCCAAACCCTTCCCCGCACAGGTACAGCACCGCGCCTTGCTCTGTCACCTCGTTCCCCATCCACGTCCTGCCGGTCGCTATCGCCTCGGCAATGTCCAAGGCAATGAACGACTTGAACGAGCCTGGCGGCCCGAACAAGGCGCTGAAACTACCTACCGGCAGCACCTTGTCTATCATCCACTTCACCGGCTCGTCTTGGATGCTGTCCCAATGCTCAATGTTGATCTGCTTTGGCGGCTTGGCTTGTACTGCTGGCGCTGGCTCTGTTTCAAATTCCTTGGCGATGTCCGCTGATAGATTCCACGCGGCCATGGTGACTTCCACCACTGAATTTGTAATTGGATTCAACCTTTCGGGCATTGTTACCTGATCCACACTTGTGATGATTAGCGCTGCCTTGACCAGCGCCACCAGCTTCTCTCTGCCTGCGCCAGCCTCAATGAATTCATAGGCATCATCTCCTTGGCCTTGCAGGCCGAGGTCTACTACCTTGACCGACTTGGCGATGGGAAGTATTGCTTGGGCCGCCTTGTGCGCGTACTGCCAGCCAGGCGTGTCGTTGTCCGGCAATATGATGACCTGAGCGCCAGCAAAATACTCGGTGATAGCCTCCGGCCAGCTGCCGGCACCAGTGTGCGCCGTTGTTGCGATCATGCCAATGCTTGTGATGGCATCTGCGGCTTTCTCGCCTTCCACCAAGAAGATATTCCTGCCTGCTGTCTTTGCGTCCAGCAATGCGGGTAAGTTGTACGGCACTATGCGCGCGTCCCCAAGGCTTGAGTGCCTACGGCCATCAGCGTCAACCTTGTACAGCCGGTAAGTCTTTCCTGCCTCGCCTACCTTGTACCGCTGCTTGACGAATACCGTTGTCCTGTCCTCGTCCTGATACTGCCACTCCTGCTCCAAGATATTGCGCGGTATGGGTTTGATGTTTGCGAGTGGGTCGGGGCGTTCCATGAGTTCCGGCAACAGGTGCAGTTCCCTGATGGTCTGGAACACGTCCTCCTGACTGCATCCACCGTGACAGTGGAACAGCGGCACGCCGTCATCATTGATGTCTATGCTGAGACTCGGATTCTTATCGCCGTTGCCTTTGCCGTGACCAGGCACTGGGCAGCTGGCTACCCACTGACCGTTTGCTTTCTTTGCGTTGCCGAGCGTCTTGGCTATTTGTTCTGCTTGCATATTGCCTCTACTTCTTGTATGCGTTGTCCGATCCACGCCATCACAGGCACTGCCATGCTATTGCCCAATGCTTTGTAGCGCGGGCCATCAGGCGTAGGTTTGCCCTTGGCTTGGATGTCGGTGTAGTTATCGCCAAAGCCTTGGAGTCTCTCGCATTCTTTTGGTGTGAGTCGGCGTACTGCCATTGATGATTGATATACCGAATACACCTGTTGCGTCACCTCAGATGACTGTGGCGATCTGCTTGGATCGTTGGCGGCAGTAAGAGTAGGTGCGACAACTGAATGCGCCACCGCCATCGGATTCTTGGCTTGCAGGGTTTGCGTCATGTCCACATCTGTCTGCGGGTTTGACATCTGGCCGCTGAATGCAATGGGTTGCGGAATTAATCGGCCTGTATATGCATCTTGTCCACTGTATGAACCTGGATGAGTATCGGCACATAAAGCGCCAACAGTTTCATGAATAACAAGTGGAGTCTGGTTGCTGATACCGGCAGTTCCACCTGTATTGTGGCAAGTTAAAAAAGGCACTTCTTTTGCACCACCCTCTGCATTCACAAGATATTTTGATGGTGCTAATTCTTCGTGGTTGTTACGACTGATTCCAAAGCGTGCTGCAATTGTTCCGGCAACACCTTGCCCATTTTCTCTGCTCGGCGCAGGATTCCCTGACAGGCTGTGGCGCTCAAAAAGAACCGCTGCGGCAAGTCGCCAATCTCCAAGGTATCCGACAACGAACACACGGCGGCGGCGCTGTGCCACTCCAAAGTATTGAGCGTCAAGCACCCTGTATGCGAACCCATACCCGCATTCTGCCAACCCTTCAAGGAAGCTGCCAAAGTCCCGTCCTCCATTGGAGGACAGAACGCCGGGGACGTTCTCCCAGACCAACCAGTTGGGGCGATATTGTTTAGCAATGGCAAGATAGGTAAGCATGAGGTTGCCACGAGGGTCATCCAATCCTTTTCTGAGTCCAGCGACACTAAATGATTGGCAGGGAGTTCCTCCAACGAGAACATCGACATCTGAGACATTTGTCCACTCCTTAAATTTCGTCATGTCGCCAAGGTTTGGCGTTTGTGGATAGTGGTGCGCCAGCACCTGTGAGGGGAACTTTTCGATCTCTGAATACGCTACTGCTTTCCATCCAAGGGGATGCCATGCAACTGTTGCCGCCTCAATACCACTGCAAAGTGAGAGATATTTCATGTTGTATTTTTTAGAGGAAAAAAAACCGCTGGGGTTAGCCAGCGGTGCTTAAAGCCGATCAGTTAAAACATCTCGTCATCAGCCACTGCTGCGGCCATCGCAGTTTTCGCTGGCGCTGCAACTGGCGGTATGAACGCTGGCCTTGCTTGCGGCACCGGCGCTGGTGCAGCCTCCTGAGCAGCGTCAGCATCCATGCCAGCGGGACGGTCGATCCATGACACGATATTGAAGTTCGGGATGCGTGTAGTGCCTTTGCCGATCTTCTCCAGCTTGGAGCCGGTGTACTCCAGCACAGGCAGCTTGTTCGGGTTGGCGGCTTGCTGCGCGGCGCAGTCTATGTACAGCTTTTGTAGCCCCATGTTTGGGCCTACGCCAGAAGATGACCACTCGCACAGCCCGAGCAGTTTGTTATAAAAGTGAATAATAAATCCCCTTTTATGGTCCGGCGTGGGTTGCGGTCCTTTCTTACCGAGTGACGCATCAGGTTGCCAATTGCGTACACCGACTCCAAGTTCGAGCCAACCGGTTTGCACATCATTGATGTCAAACACCACCTTTTTGAGTTGGATTTCCTCGCCAAGGTTATTTGTCCAAGCATTGGCTTGGGGTGAAAAGCGGATGTAGTTTCCATTACCGCCACCAGAGGATAAATTTAGCATTTTGCGTTTCGCTTTCAGAAGTTTAGGGATTGCATTATTGACTCAGACTGCGATCTCTCGCAAGCGTGAGTCCACTTGATACCTTGACGGTTAACTCGTCCAAGATAACTCTTTGTTCCTTTGGCAGTAGCTTTTCCGCTGCCGCAGGAGTAATTAGGGTTGTTTCAAATATGTCGCTGTCAGACAAACCTATTGATGTCAATTGTTCGCGCGCGGCATTGCCATCAATCCACTTGCGGGATGCACGTTTAGGTGCCAGCTGCCAGCCTGGCACAACCATGCCGTCCTTCTCCATGGCGTTCAATGCGTGTTCCTGTACCGCCGCTATGAATTTCTCTACCAGCGGTGCTTTGTCCAGAATGGCGCTGATCTGCTCGGGTGTCAGCGCCAGCATGACTTCCTTGATCTCTTCCTTCTTCATGACGGTAGTGTCTGGTTGCGCCGCTACGATATCGAATTGCTTTTGCTGCGCTGGACAGATCGTTTTTGCATCGCACCATTGGCACGCTGACTCTGATGGTTTGAATGATGGCGCGTCACTGACCACGTCATCAATTGCTGGCATCAGAATATTTTCTTCCCACTCGCCAAGTTCATCGGCGGTCATTGTGTGGATGCGTTTTTCACCGTGGAATGGCTGAATGATCTGTAGTTCGACTTCATCAATGATTAGCCGCATCGTTGCAATGGCGGCCAGCGCGTAGATTTTCAGCTGCTCAGTGTCAGCGTCCACCCAGCCCTTACCGGTCTTCAAGTCTGCAATGACGAGCTTCTTTTGGCTGATGGAGTAACCGACAACGTCAGCCGTGCCGCCGAGCTTGAACAGCGCCGTGCTGAACAGCGTCACCGGCACTTCCACCTTGACCATGCCTAGTTGGTCTTGAATCGCCCATATGGCCTTCATGTGTTCCAGCGCATACAGACAGTTGTCCTCGGTCATTGTGATGTTCTCCACCGTCTGGCCGACAAACTGCATTGGGTCAGAGCCAAGTTGGAAACAGGTTTCGGCCAGCGCGTGGATCGCGGTGCCAATGTTGGCGGCCTCACCGGATGGACGCTGAGGTACTTGCTCGCACAGCTTTGCTGATGCAGGACAGGCGATCCAGCGCGATGCGGATGACGGTCTGAGCCTTAATTGCTTTGTTGCCATGAATCTCTTTCTAAGTGATGTTCGTTGATGATGAGTTGGTACGCCAGCTGGCGCACTTCAGTGCTTGTGGCGTGTCCTAAGTCCTCGGGATCGAGGAGGCGCTTAAGGAATACGACTTTGTCCTGATTTGCTTTGCGCTGCTTTTCCAGCATCTCGGCCAGCCAGACTATGTGCTGGCGCATGATCTGTCGTTCCTTATCAGCCATTGCGGATACCCCACATTGCGATCAGCGTTGCCTCGGCTCGGCCATCGTCTTTGACGCGCTTAAAGTGTTCCGACATCGCGGGGAATAACTCAATGGCACGTTGTCTGGATGCGTCCTTGCCAGCAGCCTTGCCCATGGCCTTGGTCCAAGTCGCTGGTGACACATAGGTCACCGGCACATTGAGCGCAGCCAGCACGCCTTCCACCACGCCAAGGCTGCGGCCGAAGCCAAACATGGCTGTCACGCCCTGCCCTGGCCGCGCTGCGGGACGTTCCACAATGGCTTGGTCTGGCTTAAGGTTGCCAATGATCTCAGCCAGCAGTTGCGGTGAGACTTGCCGCTTGGTCTTCTTGTTGATGTCCACCGTGAGTGTTGGCATATCGTGTACGGACAGCAATTGGCCGTCTACCAGCACCGCTATTGCGCCGTTTAAGCCGCAGTCAATACCTATGGTGACTTTCATTTAACAGCCTCTTCCATGGCCTTGTTGAGTACCTGTAGCCGCGCTGTGATGAGCGCATCGGCTGCCTGCTCCAAGCGGATGACGGTGGAGTAAAGTGGTTCGGTCTGACCGTTGATCCAGCGCGAGAGTTGCGCTTGATCGATTTCCGCGACACGGCACAAGTCTGACATCCGGTAACCGGCTGACTCGATCTTGTGTTTGATGTCCTGAATTGCTTGCTGTGAGACTTTCATGTGTATGATGTTAACCATGTTTTGTGGAAAGCGTCAAGTGTACAGGTAAAAAAAGGGGATCAGCGTGAACCGATCCCCAAAGGCAACTGCTGGAAGCATGAACCAGCGAGGGACATTGTAATGGCTTAATTCTTGACTTACTTGTAAGGTCTAAATAATAGTTGTTGATGAGTAAGTCAAACCTGATATGATTCGTTCATCAACAACGCAACCCCAAGGAGATTTCAAATGACAAACGCAACACAAACAACTACTCAAGAAGAACGCAACATCAATATGTATGGAGTCGCTAATATTGACGCTTATGTGGAGTCGGTCAAAGAATCCATCACTTACCAATTCACAGGCGCAAACATGGTTGTGGCTGGCCTGATGTCTGATGCTCAAGAATTGATTGCTGGTGGCGCACAAAACAGCAGCCGCCAAACACTCAACATTGCCAAACACATTTTGTTTCTGATTATGGATGGCGAATTGGTTGGCACAGTAGAACGCAAGTAAACCCAAGGGGGCATCGTCCCCCATCTTTAAGGAGTCCCTATGAACCACACACAACACGCCATGACTGATGCCTGCCACCGCAGGCTTGGCAAACGCGCAGAGGCTTGCGCTGACTACTTGCTGTGCCTTGTCATCGGCACTGGCTTGGCCGCACTGCTTGTCGCATGGTGGTCATCTTGACTGAGTTACAAGACTTCTGCCAAGAACCGCGCACCATGGAAGACTTGGAGAATGCCGGATTCAAGCCGCACGCGGTCTATAACGCCGTCAAACGCAATGAATTGAAGAATGCCAATGCCATGGACGCATGGGGGCGCAAACAGCGCGGCAAAGGCTTGTTTGTGTCCACCGTGACACCCATTCCCTACAACGCCAGCCTGCTGGTGCAAGTCTGGAACAACACACAACCACAAGGAGAGACAAATGTCTGAAAAAATGCAGATTGAGATTGACCGCGCCGTCAACAAGTTCACGCCACCCATGGAAGTCGGAGGTGGATTCCTCACCCGCGAGGAATATGCCAAGCTCGCTCGCATGGCGGTAACTGATGGCACGTTCATTGGCTGGACGCACGCAGAGAACATGACCAGAGAGCGTATGCAGCGCAAGATTGACGCGCTTGAGCATGAGTTGACTATCCTGCGAGAGCGCGTTAAGGAAGTGGAGATGGAACTACTGGCGGCTCAGAAGTGAAAATCATATGGTTGGCGCTGGCGGTGCTGGCGCTGTTTTACTTTGACTCGGAGGATTTCTATGGAAACGATGATGAATTTCGTGCTGATCGGTCTGCTCGGTATTGCAATAACGGTGATCGTGCTTGCGTGCATAGTCAAGTTCCTGCTTGACGAGACAGAGGTGAAGTGATGAAAGGTGGCTCCCGCCCCAACTCAGGACGCAAACTACCTGACATCAATGGCCGCAGAGCCATGCTGCTGCTCTCCGAGGGTATGACTAAGAAAGAGATAGCAGAACGCTTTAACGTCAACTACAAATCCATGCTGACGTTCTTCAAGAAGATGGGTGCCAAGCAGCCACGCGGTGAATACGTTTGGTCTGGCAAATACAAAAAGGTGGCGTGATGAGACAAACATATACCTGTGCCAGATGCAAACGCAAAATCATTAGCATCACAACACTTTGCTGGCATTGCGGGAGAAGTCCACAATGACACAAGAAGTTTTGAAGCTGGCACTTGAGTTTTTGGAAGACAACCAAGACTTAATTGAAGTATATGAAAGACCAGAATATTTGTCGATGTACAAAGCTGCCATTAATAAATGTAAAGAA